TGATATGCTTCCATATAAACAGAAAGCTCTGCCCATTTGCTGGACGGCAATGTTGAACCTGCTTCAATACTTATATCGTGCTGATCTATTCTCCATCTTTCTTTTGATATGTCCATAACAGAACCGGAATAGTCATCATAGTAATTAACCATTACTTCATTAATATTATTATTTGCCTGAGCTAAACGAAACATCTTCTGATAAACATAATGCCCTTTGCATATACCATAAAGAACCTGCCCAAGCCTCCTAATGCTGTATTCAATATCTCTTAACTTTGACTTAGGACGTTCAGAACCCTGAGCAATCATACGTTCAGTACCACGAACAGTCTCAGGAGCTTTATCGGCAACGCCATGCATCAACTCCGGTAATCCAAAAGCAAAATCAATATAAAATTCACAAGTCTGGATAAGCTTATAATACTCTGCAGCCAGCGGCACCGGGGATGGGAAGTGAGGTTCTCCCTGAGAACTGTCAACTTCTATAACAGCATTTGGATTAGCCCAATCTTTTTCCAACTGCTCAATATTATCAACACTGCCCATTGGCACAAGAAGTTTCAGACCCGCAGAGGCTTGTGCGTGAGACAATGCAAGAGACCAAAGTTTATTGAGTAACCTTTGTGTCGGCTTTACTCGAGAAACGTCTGATTTCGGATACGGTGTTCCTGTGTATATATTAGGTAATGGTACTATTGGGTATAAGTCAGTATTAAGAACACTTTCATATAAAACAACCTCTCCAACCGATGCAACAACAGCTATACGGGTCTGCATAACTTCTTCAAAATCCATAAGGCCGCGTTCAAGGACTTCAGGGTTTTTAGCCATAAACTCCTGAAACTCATCATCATTCATAATGAGTTCATTACCATCCGCAGCACTTATTACACGATAATATGGTACTTTTATTTTATAAAATCTTTCAAGGATTTGGTATCTCTCCATAGCTGCCCATTCCAAACCTTTTGCTTCGGCAGGAGTAAATACATTTATAGTATTTTGATTCTGGGCATCTGGGTAATCTTCATCAGTATAAGAACTCAACTGTTCAAGTATCGTGCGTTCCTGATCAGCATCTTCAGATTCAGATGCCATGCCAAGTTCAGGATAAAGATTTAATATTTGGTCGCCAGTAAGAATAGTAGATAATATTATATTATCAGCATCATTGAAATATCTATCCCGGCTTGTTGACGGCACATAAATACGAAATGGGTCAACAGATGTAAACTTTACTTCACCCTTGCCAAAATCAGCTTCAGGGTCTATATAAGCGTAAAGATATCCAAGCCCAGTTGTAGAATGATCATGAATAGCCTGTTTGAGCTGCACGTTGCCATCAGATATCTCCCAAACATAACTCATGATAACACGCCATAATTTGGAAACCTTTACATCTGAGTCCTCTCTTGGCAGCACAGTAAATGCAGGCTCCTTAGATGTGAGCATTGCTTTCAGCTTTTCAACAGCAGGCGCAACACGATCCATTGGTACAGCGGCTTGGTTCCTTGATGCAAGATCATCAACCTCATCACCACTGAAATGATTACCGAAATAAAAGTCTAAATCGACCCTAGCATCTATCTCCCAATCAGACCGTGCATCCTTGTAACGCCTGAAAAGCTCTTCGTTGACTTGTGCTCTGGGGTCTTGAGGTATAGGCATGGCTACTTTGTAATATAAAGCAGCAACAAAATATGAGTCAAGAAGTTTTTTAAATAAAATTTAATTAATTCTAGCTCCTGTAAACCAGTTGTATTTCTTAAGAATGCTGCCAGTTTCACGCTTATCAAACATATCTCTATCCATTTTCCCACTCTTTGGAGCTTTAGAGTAGTAATCAGCATAATACAGAGCATCCATTATATCATCATGCTTTGGAAAGGGGTGTTCAAAGAACTCATCAACAATCTCAGTCATATTCCGCTTAATAAAGAGTTTCTTACTATTTACTATTGGCCCCAGCGATGTTTCAAGGCGGTCCTCCTTTTTGATGCCTCCCGGTGGCTTAACTCCTTTAAAGATCCCCGGAAGCAATCTCCTGTCTGCTCTAGCCATCCTATCAACCATATCTCTTACCATCTCCTGTGCTGCTACCGTTTCAATAGTAGCCCTTTTAACAGGCTGGTATTTCTTAGCAATTCTAATAATATGCTGTGGTAAATCAAAGGTTGGTATACGTTCACGAAAATATTCAATCACATAACGGTTCTTTTCTGAATCTATGCCCATAACCACTATAACCTGATAATCCGATGTTTTTGTTGCTGTAGCTGCTATATCAACACCAAGGTAGACATTAATAGGAATATAATCATTTCGTATCTTAATATAGGCAAATCTATCTTTTGAATGAAAGTTGCCAGTGTAGTATTGTATGCGATCTATTTTGAAAGCAGCACCAGATGTATCACGGGCATCATTCATATACTCCTGAGCAAACTTATTGACCATGCCAGCTTCAATAAATTCTTGTTTCTTTGCTGTTAGTTTTTTAAGCGGGAACTGATCTTCCCATAATGGCTTTCCATCCTCAATTGCTCTATGGAATGTTAAATCCCATACATATTTTCTATCTTCCTCACTAGCCTGCCTCGATCCATCAACAACCATCTGCAGAAAACTGTCATAGTGTACAATAGTTCCCAACAGCCATATCCAGCCCTCACGGCCCTTTGATTCCTCCAAAGACGGATAAACCGTAGATACGATCCACTTTTTGATTTCATCACGCCTTTCCGGTGTTTTTGTATTTAATTCTGATTCAAAGTCGTCCAGTATGATACCAGTATAGCGTACATCAATCTCAGCTCTTCCCCTTAAACGCTGAGATGTTCCCTTTGCTATGATACGATCACCTTTCGCAGTAACAATATCCTTTTCAGTCCATCTCTGCCCAGCATGGTCTCCAGCCATAGGGCCAAAGTAATAACGCAGTTTTTCGTTATATTCCATATGGCTCTTGATATACTTGATATGATCAATAGCCTGACCCTGCTCCTCTGCGATCCAAGCTATGAATTGACGCTCCCCCTTAGGGTAGAAACACATTTTGTGAAGAATGGCAGCTTTTGCCATAATTGACTTGCCAAAGCCGCGAGGGATGATATTACATATCCTAGCTCCCGGTTTGGTAGATATGAGCTTTTTTGCTATATCATAGTGAAATGGAGGTGATTCACTTTTATTTAGAAAGTCTTTAGGCAGAAAGGCTCTGCCAAAGTATATAAGATCATTATATGAATTTTTAAGAACTTTATCATTGATCTTAGATTCAGATGGCGGCGGTACTATATTAAATGGTTTATCCTTCGCCATATATTCCACTTTTATCAGTATTCCCAAGATTTATAAGAGTATCACCATCGCCATAGACAGTATCACAATATCTACAGCAGTAACCAATGGGAATATGTATATGATCAAAAACAACCATCTTATCATCAGATTTCAAACTTCTATCGCATATCTTACATTTGCGAATTTTAGTTTTGACCACAGGCATCATGGCTAATGTTATTTCACTGTGCAATATCTTTTTCCGCATGAGCAAGCATCTTAACATCTGAATCCCCTAGTTGCTTGAGCTGATCCTGAGTAAATCCCTGAAATACAGTAAGAGACTCTGTTTTCTTATCATTCGGGAACATCCCAGCTATTTTCATCAGCATCTCTATTGCACGCAATTTATCAGAATCTCTCCCATCACCATTATCAATTATAAATTTTGCATTGCTAAGTAGGTATTCTTCATTAATGCCTGCCTTATCCAGCATTTCCTTTGCTTCTTCACTAATCAATGTTCTGATCCTTTCTGTTTTAAATAGTGCATTAGATACATTTTTGGCATATTTCCTATTATTTGTAGGGAATACACGCATATAGGCATCCTCAGGATTCATTCCATGAGCAACATATTTGGCAAACACCACTTCCTTTGGATTGGGTTCTTCTCTGCTCATACGCTGTTCATTGCAAAATTTGTTTTTTGCAAAGGAATATATGTTCTTTGGCGGCTTACCGCCTATCAGAGTTTTGTCAGATATCTTGTAACTGCCTAATATTGTCCGTATATACTCATTACCATCCTTAAACTTAGATTTTTTCAGTATACGGAATATTTGACCATCATCAGATTTGGCATATGATCCTTCCGGTGCATTTCTCCAATTGTTATGATATGCAGCATTCCCATCATCTATAAACTCTTTCTCGCTATTATACAGCTTTTCTGTACTCTTTCCTATTTTCTTAGTAACCATGCCACACCCAACCTTTTGATTTATACGCCTTACCTCATCCCTCCGGGCATGATTTACTTATTACCATCAATTTCCTTTCCCCATACAAATGTCTTTCCTCGTGTTATATCCACAACATCAAGCCTAAAATATCCATTTTCAAAGAAATCCATAATACCAAATGCATGAAACCAATTAGTCTGCCTCCCTTTTAACCACATATTAGCTTCACTAGACATATCTTTGAGACAGCCCATAGACCAAGCATGGTGAGCACCATCCACATGTGTAACGCCATGACGCTGCACATCATGAGTATGCCCATAAATTATATTTTTACCAAGTTTTTCAGCATGTTGCTTGGTATGGTACATTGTGGTATAATGGCCGCCATGATAGAAAT